ACCTTGTACACTGGGATGATTGCCGAAACCTTGCCGTTCGAGTGCGACGTGAGCCGCTCGTTCACAGCGGTCGCGATGGCGTGGCCGGGGATGGCTTGGCACGGCGGGTCCTGCTGGTTGATGGGACAGTGGAACTCGCCGCAGCGGATGCACGACAGCGGCGCGGAGGCGGTCGAGTAATCGGTCAGCTCCGTGAGGCGAAGCTGGGTGTCGTTGCACGTCTCCAGAACCACGACCCGCTTGTTGAACGCGGCGGCGACGTGGAGCGGGCCGGTGTCGGGCGTAACGACGAGGTCGCTCAGGTAGATGAGCGCCATGAGGTCGCGGAAGCTGCGAATCTGGACGGGCAGGATGTTCGCCGTGGCATCGCCTTGAAACGCCCACACGCACGACCCGTTGATGAGCCCTGCGGCGGTCGAAAGTGAATCCAGCTTCACGGCCCGGTTTGGCCATGAGCCAGACTTGGGCACCATGGCGACCCACGGCTTCGGGTAGCGCGAGAGCTGGTCCCGCATCGCCATGATTTCCTGCTCCATGAGGAACAGGTTCGGGACGCGGTTGTGAAAATCGGGAACCGGGAAACCTCCCGCGCGTAGTTGCTCCGACGCGGCCTCCAGCATCAGCAGGCCGATGTCCTTCTTGTTCCGGTCCGGGCTTTTCTCGTACGTCTTGTCCAGCTCGACGGTGGTTTTCCTGCCGTCCGTGATGAAACCAGCGACGTGCGGGTGGTTGTTGAGCGGGTGGCGAGCGCCGGCCGAGCACGCAAAATTCACGTCGTACCCGAGCGCGTGCATCTTGGTCGCCAGAATCGACGCGAGAATCACGTCACCGAGCGCGTCCATGCGGCGGATGGACACCGTGGGCCGCTCAGGTTTGGCGACGTGGACGGGCGCGGGTTCCGGAGCGGGTTCTGGAGCGGCTGACTCGGTCACGTACCAGCACGTCGGCGGAAACTCGGCCGGCTGGAGGTGTTTCAGGGGCACCCAAACCTTGAGTTTTAGGTGGCACCCGCAGGATTGGCAGGTGTGCAGGTTTGCGTCGTTCCCGGTGCGGAGATCGATCTGACTGCGGAGGGATTCCTGCTGGCGGATTGCCTCGGCGATGGACGTTTCGAGACGCTTCCTGCGGATGACGTTCTGGGGACACTGGGCACAGATGGCGGCCCGCCGTTCAGCAAGCGCGGGCACAACGGGGTCGCCGCCGTCGCCAATCCACTCGGCAAGGGTCTTCGCTGCAACCGCGTCCTGCTTGACGCGGTCAACGGCCGCACGTACGGCATCCGCTAGACGTTGAAGCATGAAGTGCGTGAATGGTTGCGGTGGTTTGCCCGTCCGGGATGGACTCGCAATAGGACGGGTCGTTGCCGAGCCGGGCGCAGGTAAAAGCGTCTAGGTCGGCCGAAATCGAGAGCGAATCAAGCGGCAACGGGTAGCCCGGATTCGCCTGACGATGCTCCGTGACGCGCTTCACGGTGGTCGCAAACGAGTCGGACATCGGGAGCGGCGCGGACCAGTTTGTCTCAGGCTGCCTGAAAATCCAGCCACCTGGAGGGAACGAATTGCGGTTTTTCAGGACGTAGCGCATGGGTTAACCGTTGAACTCCACCGTTCCACTCGCAATCGAAAGCTCTCCGTACCACCGACCGTCTCGCGCCTGCGCGGCCTTGGGGTACACGCGACCGGCGACCGTCACCCTACGGCCCGCGGTAAGCTCTCCGAGGCTCCGACGAATCGTGCTTCCGAACAGCGATATGGACACCCTCTGAGCACGGTCGCTTCCGGGAGGGTGCGGATCGAGGAAAATGTTGAACGCCACGAACGACGGCTTGTTCGCGTCAGGAGGCTCAACAACCACGGCATCGTGCTCGATTGTACCGGTGGTGATTCCGTGGACAGAAGTCATACGGAAGTGAGTGAGTGGCGGGCTGACAGGTCGCGCTGCATGGTTGCTTTCTTTTTCAGCCACTCAGGGGTGGCGCGTTTCGTGACTACTCCAACTCCAGCTCCAGACGCAATCTTGAAACCGCGTCTCCGAGCGACTTCAATAGCCGCAACCAGCGAATCCCACAAGTCCGGACTTCGTCCCATGCGAAGTTTTGTGATGTCCTTGGTCTCGACATCGACCTTGCCGTTCTTGTTGATGCCCCACTCGCGGCTCGCACCCTCCTCGGCGCACTCACGCGAGAGCTGCCGGATTTGCTTGCCTTCTACGACGAGCCGTGACGCAAACCAGAGCGCGGTGACGTTCTTCCCGTAGGCTTCTCGCTCAGTTTTCGGGTCGCCCTCGCGCACAGGCCGCGAGTCGGAAGGCAGGCCACCGAACTCGATTGGAACGACCATCGGGGACCAGAGCCTGGCGAACGCGGACATCAGCGTGCCGCGGCCCGTCGAATCGAACCCGACGTTTTCAGGAGCAATCCCGCGCGATTCAGCGTATGATTTCACCCATGACGCGATTTGTTCTTCGGGTTCTACGCCTGTTTTGGGGCTTACTGGAACGATTGCCTGGGGTTCGGTCATGGCTATCCCAATGGTCCCGTCCACAAGCGGTCCGAACGTCAGGTCGGTCAGGGAGCATCGGTCGCCGCCAACACCGGAGTAGGCGGCGTCCACGGCGATGACCCGCGTGAGCTTCTTCACGTCGAGCCAGACGGCCTCCTCGAACGCACGGTTGGCCTCGCAAGACGACAGCGTGACGACGCGCCGGCTGCCGCCCGTCTTGGGCATGCAGCCGAGGTTCATCATCGAGAACTGGAGCGAGTCTCGGCCGTAGTACGCAAGGTCGTTGTCGATGTCCTCCGGCTTGATGAGCCACGGGAACGGGTTCACCCCGCGCGGGTAGTCGTAGTTCGGGCTGTCGTACCCGCAGATTTGTATGGCCCGCCCACCAATCGACCGCGTGTTCCAGACGCGCGTCCGCTCCTCGTAGCCGAGGCCGTCCCAGCCGCCCGCTGACGGGTGCGGCTCGCAGATAATCCCGAGCGCGTCGTTCTGGTCTTTCGGATTTCCAAGGGCGATGAGCTGGAAATCAGGGTTTTTCCGAAGGTTCGCCACGGAATCGAGGAACCCGCGGGCCATGAGCGACGCTTCGTCCGCGATGAGCACGACGCGGTCGTTCTTTAGGCCGACGTAGTTCGACAGACCAACGAACTGGCCGCCGACTTTGCACGCCACGCCGATGATGCCGTCGCGGTAGTCCTGCGCGTCGTCCTCCGCGTCGGCCATGGTGAGCATGTACCGGCTTTCAATGATTCTGCCCGGAAGGTGCGGTCGGCGAATCTTCGCGGAGTTGAACAGCTCCTTGACCGACCCCCAAACGCGGAGCTGGAGGCCCTGCGTGGTGGTGGTGGACATTATGACCGACGTGTTCTGCGGCCAGATGAACAGCTTGGTGAGCCCGTAGGCCGCGGCGCAGTACGTCTTGCCGGAGGAGGCTGGCCCCATGACGCCGGTCTCCTTGTTGCGCGCGAACTCGGGGATCAGGAGGTTCGACCACTTGTGCCACGCGAACCGCGGCCAGAGGCACTTCATCGCCTCCTTGTAGTGCCAGTCGATGCCGTTGCCGTAGCGGACGCCGTTGCCGATGATGTACCCGCCCGACCGGACCATGGTTTTCTCTCGCTCAAACGGGTCGAGAGTTTTCCACTTGAGGTCGAGGTAGTTTCCAGTCCTGATTTCAGCCTCTGAGGCGACGTTCTTAGAATCCATCTTGCGGAACGCTCGCAGTTCGGGCCTGATTGCTCAAGAGCGATGACGAACGACCGAAACCGGCTGGTTGACGGATACCTGTCCTACGAGGCCGGTGTCGATTCCGGCTTCGCGCCGAATCTCATCGGCGTCAACCAGCTTGCGTGGGCCGTGAACACGACGGTTCGTGGCGGTTTCCCAACCCCGCGGCCCGGATGGCGGAAGATTACCTGCACGCTGCCGTCCGGCCTGTTCCAAGGCGCGGGCCAGTACATCGCAGACCCTATCGAAGGTGCGCCAACCGGCCTCCCGTACATCGCGGTGTCGATCAGCGGCCTGATTCACCGGATCAGCATCAGCGAGAATTACGCCGTCACGAACATCAGCATCCCGAGCGACCCGAACCAAGCCGACCTGCCGCACGCATGGTTTCAGCAGGCCGAGAACTGGCTCATCGTCCAGAACGGGTCGAATTTGCCGTACCTCTACAACGGAGCGTCGGCGATTCGGTCCGACCCCGAGACGCAGGTCCCTGTTGGAGGGCCGATGGCGTACGGCAAGGGCCGTCTATGGGTGGCCCGTGACAACCTGTACTACGGCGGCGACCTCGTTTACAGCGACCCGGCGCTCGGGCGGAACTCGGTCATCTACTACACCGAAAACACGTTCCTGAACGAAGGTGGAGCGTTTGCCGTGCCGGGCGGGAACATCACCGGCCTCGCGTTCGCCGCAAACCTCGACAGCTCGCTCGGGGACGGCGACCTCATGGTGTTCACGACGAGCAACGTGTTCGCGTTCTCGGCACCCATCGACCGCGATGTCTGGAAAGACCTCCAGTACCCCATCCAGCGGTTC